GCCCCGGAAGAACTGATAGTCGTCTTCCTTCAGGAACGTCGGCGTCGGAGCGCGACCCCAAGCGAACGCCATCGCCGACTGACCGCACAGGAAGCACGGCGCAACCTGAATGGCACCCGTGCCGGCCGTGGTGTAGAAAGTCGGCAGACGGATATCCAGCTCGGGAATTTCCCGGATGATGATGCCGTTGTAGATCAGATCGCCATCCTGGAAGAGCGGGTTCTTGTCCATTCCATTGCCTTCACGCGCGCGAGCCTGCGTATTGGCAGAGATGATGGTGGCGTCGTTCTGCAGATCGCGGAACGCGTTGGAGCCCGCGAACAGCACGAAATACTCCCGGCCGTTCTTGAGCTGGTAGGGACGAATGCGCGGATTGGCCTTCTTCGCCAGCCGCTTCGCCTTGGTGATCGTCGCTGCCGAAAGCGTCATGCCCGTGGTGATGTTCGCCATCGAGGAGGCGAAGTTACCGGCCACGAGGTTGCCTTGCGCACCGCCGACCAGAATGCGGTCAGCGTTGTCGGTGATCCACGTATTGCGCTGGGCAGCGGTCGCAGCATCGAACAGGATGCCGTTGACGCGCTGTCCGGCCGCTGAACCAAGGCCTGCGGGCGCCGATTCCGAAGGCAGTGCAAAGAAGCCATCGCAGATCTCGTCGCGGTGCAGTTCCTTGCCCCAGTCCTCGAGCAAAGGCTTGGCTTCGGCGAACAGATCGACCGAGGACTTCTGCTCTTCGGCGTTGTTGATCTTGATCGCGTTCCGGGCCCAGTCGATCCAGGCGCGGTAGCCGTAATTGTCGATCGACTCTTCGTTGCCGACGAGAATGCCGGAACCGACCGCCTGATTCTTCAGACGGGCAACGAGCGGGATGTTGACCTGTTCGCCACCCTTCTTGAGGTCGTTGACGACGCGAATAATCGCGGTCATCTCGTTGCCCATATAGGGGGAGAAAAGGTTCTGCCTGATGTATTCCCGCGTGATCTCCTTGCGGAAGATAATCAGTTTATTGTTGACTTGAATGGTAGTTGCAGCCACGTGCGTTGTCCTTTGAAGCGGGCTTAGCCAGCCCGACGGTCGTCCCAGAGGCCTTCAAAAGCGCCCTCTTCGCTGCTGTCGTAATCAGCCGGATTGCGCGTTTGCGCCGACTGACCACCAGCAACATCGCCGAGGGTCTTGGGAAAGCGGGTGACAGTTCTTGGACGTCCATTGTCGGCTTGCGCCGCTTCAGACCTGAGAGAGGCAAGGATCTCCTTGCGAAACTCAGGGTCCTTCATCAGAGACTCGCGCGTTTCGGTTCGTATCCGCTCCTGGTACTTGGCCGGATCGGTCCCCACCTCGCGCAAGGTCGCCTGCTGCCGATATCGCGTCATCAAAGCCCGGCCCGGATTGGGCGCGGAGAGAACGCGCGCGACCTCGGCTTTGATCACCGGGTCGTTTCTATCGACTTGCCGGACAACCTGTTGCGTCACAGGGTTGATGCCAGTCAAATCCTCGTAAGCCTTTTCGAACTCAGCCCCGTGCGCATCGTGTGCGTCGGCCATGGAGGCCTCGACAAAACGCTGCGTGAAGACGTTGGCGGCTTCGCTGGTGGCGTTGGTGCGGGCTTGGTCCAGGACCCATTTCTCGTACCCGTCAGGGTCCGTAAACATGTCCGGCTTCTGCTTCACCTCAGCTACCGCTTCGACCTTTGCGGGTTGAGCCGGCTGAGCCGAGCGGGCCAGAAGTTCGTCAAGACGCCGGTTGGTTGCTTGCAGTTGCGTTTGGAACTGCTCGCGCTCGACCTTGGCCGCCTCTTCGATCTCTCGCCGCTTGTTGGTCTCTTCCGTTAGGCGAGAACGCGGGACCATGCGGCCCTTGTCGTCGCCCTGCTCCGTCTTTGGGTCTGGAGTAGCTTTGAAACGCCCTTTTGCGTCTCGCTCCTCTTCGCCCTCGCCGTCCGCATCAGCTTCCGCCTCTTCAGCCTCGGCCTCGTCACCGTCTTCGGCGACTTCAGCTTCATGCTGACCCTCCAGGCCTTCGCCCATCTCCTCAACCGACTTGTCACCCTCTTCAGCGTCTTCAGGCTCTGCCTGATCCATGGCTGATCGAAAGATCTCAGATTCGGTATTGGCGACGGCTTGCCCCAGAAGCTTGTCTTCAAGAGGAGAAATTTCGCGTTCGCTCATACAATGCTCGTCCTTCTTCGCCTGGATATCGCTCAGGCAGCGAAACGCCCGATATCGCTGGGCGCAGCGGAAGGACTGGCTTGGGTGTCCTTAGGTGACCCGGGCGCGTGTCGTCGCGCCCTGACGCAAGGGTCAGGCTAAGGAGGGGTGATGAATTGATTTTCGGGGTGGTCGGAGTTTAGGGCGCGGGGTACAGCGCCATGATGATCTCGACTTGTTCGATAACTATGCCGCGCTCTTCTATCTCGGTCATTTAGAGCGCGCCCCCGCTAAAATAACCGCCTTCTGCATCTCCCAAGCCAGATCGAAGTCAACGCCGTGAAGTGCCATTTTCTTGTGGATCTCGGCCAAGTTGTAGTCGACCACGGCGTCTAACACTGCCTTGGGATCGAAGCTGGCAGGAGAAGCCGGATTCGAACCGACGACATCAGCAGTCAAAGTGCTGCGCTCTTCCATCTGAGCTATTCTCCATCAAACTACGCCAGCCTTGATCATCGCTTGATATCGTATTTGGTGCTTCTTTGTCACCGGAACCCAATCTGATGTTGGCCGCTTGCCGGGTGACATCGATGCGCACGCAGCTTTAATCATCGCCCTAGTGGGCTGCTCAGGGACTACTACGTAGCCAGCAGGAGCTAACAGCCGCGATATCCACAATCGAAACTTCATCCTCAAATCTTACCTGATTTGCGCACCGGTTCGAACTCCTAATATCAAATTGCCTTGTCAAACCCGTCCGTCTCGTTGCCCCAGTCCTCTTCCCTGCTCAAATATCCGCTATTCAAATCGGAATCGGGCTCAGGTTCGGGCAAGGGGCGGCCGTTGGTCATGCGGTCGAGCAATTGGAACACCAAAGCGCAGGCGTCGACAAAATCGTCGTGCACGCCGGCCGGGAAGGTCAGTAGCTCGCGCCGGCAATCTGGCCATTGTGCCGAGTCGGACGGCACATAGATGCCGTATTGCGACGCGTAACCGCGGAAAGACTGGGCTCTGGTAGCCTTGCCGCCTTTGTTGGTAGCGAAGGCCTCTCTAGCGCAATAGGCCTTCCTTGCCCTGCTCTCGCGATCCAGGAACGGGCCAACGCCGCTTTTGATCTGGCCGGTTTCCTCCGCCCAACCGATCGGCTTCCATTTCAGCACCAGCGAACACCAAGCCTCAACCCACTTGTCGGAGCTCGTCTGCTGTCGCCAGATATCGAGCAGCCAAGCATTGCCCTCCGGATCGAGGCCGAACACCACATGCACAGTAAAATCGCCCCCGTCTTGTGTCGTCGCGTAGTCACTGCCGCCGTAGACTTCCAGCGTGTTGCGCTTCGGGGCCTTGTCCTCGGCATACGGCTTGAACCATTCCGTTTTAAAGAACTCGCCAGTCTCCGGCGTCGGCTTTTGCTGATACAGCGCCGACCAATCGCGCGGACCGATCGCCACGCGAATAGCTTCCAGCGCCTTGACGTCGTATTGCTCCGGCCAAAGCGCTTCGCCTTTAGCGTCGATCGCCGGCAGGTCCAAAACCTCCCAACCTTCTCGGCTATGCTCGCGCAGCAGCCAGCCGCCCAAATCGTCTTCGTGCCAGCGCGTCTGGATAACCACGATGCAGCCACCCGGCATCAAGCGCGTGTACGCGGTCGACGTGTACCAGTTTTGCGTCCGGTCCCGAACAACCTTGCTTTCGGCCTCTTCCCGGTTTTTCACGGGATCGTCGATCAGCAGCAAGTGCGCGCCGCGGCCGGTCAGAGGGCCGCCGATGCCGACGGCGAAGTAGGCGCCAGCCTGGCTGGTTTGCAGGGCATCAATGGGCTGGGCAATATGAAAGCGCCTCACTGCGCTGCTGTCCTCGCGCAACGCAATGCCCGGGAAAATCCCGGCGAATGTCTCGTCCTTGATCTGATTGCGAACCTTGCGCCCGAAATCGTCCGCCAGATCCTGCGCATAGGTCGCAGCGATCACATAATTCGACGGATTGCGGCCGAGATACCAAGCCGGGAAGAACTCACTGGCCAGCATGCTCTTGCCATGCCTGGGCGGCATAAAGATCATCAGCCGCTTGATCTCACCGCACTCCACTGCCTCCAGCTTCTCAGCGATCAACCGATGATGGCGCGCGGCCATATAGCCCGGCCATTGATAGGCCGCATAGCTCAGCAGCAAAGAACTAGCGAAGTCTTCAGGGCTTGGAGGTGGCAAGCGCTGCGCGGACGGCGGCATCGCGTTGCTCCTTGCTGGCGCGGACGGTTATTTCGCCAGCGAGATTAAGATTGGCGTCGACGTTGGCAAGTTTGGCGTGAACGTAAGGCGCAGCAGCTTTTGCTGCATCGGTGCGGACTTCTTGCGACTGCTCTTTGTCCCTCAGAAGACCTAAGAGGTAGGCTAGAGGCGTGATGCCCTCAGAAGCTACTTGGGCGCGCGCCGCCTCGTTCATGCGCGTGGCGACGCCCTTCTTGCGCCCTGCGCCCTGTCTAGCTCCCCCGCGTGCCATCGCTTTGAAATTCTGAATTCATTTCAGCCACAATCCTCAGCCGACGCGCAGTAGTCCGACGGCCGAACATTGACAGGGAAACCGGGCCCAATCGGCCTTTCGCTTACAGCCTGTTTGGGCACATGCGTCTCGATCTGCAGCTGATGGCTGAACGAATACTCGGGATCGCCCAAATCAGTCAGCTTTCCAGTCAGCCGAAAGTTGCAGGCGGTGAGCCGAAAGCGCAGCCGCGTGCCGTCCTCGAGCTGATACTCAGCCCAAGGCTCTTTGGCCTCAACCACGCGGACCAGCTGGCTCACAGGCTCTCCGCGAGGCTGGCGAGCTCACCGGCGAGCGCTTCGACGCCGGAGGGGCTTGCCTTGGTAAGTGCGGCCGCAATCTCCTGGATGCGCTCCTTGGGGCTGGGCGGGGGCGGTTCGGCTGCGGCCTCGGGTGCGGGCGCTGCGATCGGCTCAACAGGCTTCAAAACTTCATCGGTCATCGGTTCGGTCCTTTTGCTGGAAATCAGGTTATTGGTCGCGCTCTTCCTTGCCACCGGGCTGGCCGCGCATCACGTCGTCCTTGATCGCGGATTTGCGCTTGGCCTTGGTTTCGGTGGCGTCGGCATCGGCTTCTGGTTTGTCGGCAGCGCCGTCCGCTTTATCGCCGCCCTTGGCCGAAAGCGCGTCAGGCTTGCTGGGCTTGCCCTTCCCGATCTCGACGTCGGCCTTTGCGTGAAGCTTTTTGTGCTGGCTTTCCGAGATCGAGCCGCGCTTGAGCATCAGATCGGCTTTGGCCTTCATCGTTTTCGGTTCATGCTTTTCAGCGGCGTAACTCATTGCAGTTGTTCCTTTGGCGCGGCCGGATTGGCGTCGACCACTTCGATACTGTCGACAATCGCCGCCTGACTTATCGCCATGTTGGCCATCATGAAAAACAGGAATTCGCGCTGATCGGCGGGGCTGAGCTGCTTGAACTCCAAAACCTGCTTTCTCATGTAATCGTTCGCGTTGCCGCGATAGGATTCCAGCATGTTGGCGAGTTTGAAGGGGTCGCGGATGGTCATTCGGCCAGTTTCCTGTCGGCTTTCGCACAAATCTTGTCGTACTGGGCCTGAGAGATTGTTCCGCGGTTCAACATTTGGCGGGCGCGGCTTTTGGCTGCCTTGGCGTGACCGGCATCTTCCTCGGGATAGGCGCGCTTGTCCGGCAGCCCAAAATCACTGCTCGGCAGTTCCTTGCGCGCCTCGCTGCTCAATTTGCCCATGAAGACGATCTTGTCATTGTTCGATTGCACGCCGTGCAGAGTGGCGAAGGGTGATTAACTGATTTCCGGTCAGGCGACCGCGCGCCGGGCCAGAGAGCTGTACTGAGGCGGGGGGTCGCCCATCAGCGCCGCCGTTAGCGATCTCTCACCCCATGCAACCACGCGCCTCGCCTGCTCCCGCAGGACGCCCTCCGGCACCGGCTCGCGCACGTAGGGCACCGAGGGTGTCCTGATCTGCTGCCGATGGATTTCATATTTCAGTTTGCTCTTGACCCCGGATTCTGTCCGGCCGAGCAAGCTGGCTATCTCGCCCCAGTCCCGACCCTCAACCTGCCGCAAAACAAAAAGCCGCGCGACCTCGGCGTCCGGCCAAGGTTGCGGTGGGGTCAGGCGTTCGAAGGCAGTCAGGTCGCTTAGGGTGGTCAGCATCGGGCTTCCTTTTTGAAAGTCCGATGGTCACGGGGTGCTTGAGGACAGTAGGTGATTTGCGGGGCGGGTGGAAGGTGGGGTGGTGGGGAGAGTGGAAAAGCATCGTCGGAATTTTGGCTTCAAAAAAAACGGTTGTCACGCTTGGCAGCTGCTTCCTTATATACCCCCAAAACTGATCAAAATTAGGTGGAGAAGAGTAAGTGTAATGACAACCGTGACAACCGTTTTATAATATTGATATATAAGAGTTTTTTAATGTTTTTAGGTAGTGACAACCGACATGACACCTGTCACCAAAAAATGCCAACCGTTTCGGTTGTCACCGTGACAAGCGTCGGTTGTCACTTCGGTTGTCATCAAAAAATTACCCGGCTCTAGGCCGGGCTTTTTCCAAGTGAATACCAAAATGTCGGGGTGCCCCCGCCCTCTGGAACTGTCTTTTCGATGACCACGTGTTCGGCCTCTGCGAGTGCCTTGATAACGTCCTCGAGCTCCCTCGCCTTGTACCGGTGTTGCAAGGATCGGATCAGGTCCCTGCGCTTTACCCGGCCCTTGCGAGCCTCGAGCGCGCGCCTGACGGCATTGGCCATGGCCTGGTTGTCGCTGTCCGCTATGTAGAGTCCGGCACCCTTAGCCAGCGTCTCTGATGACCAGATGGCGAACGCTTTTGCCCACGCCATTGTCGGCTCATCGATCTCGCGCTGCCCGTCGCCGATCGCCACGATGGTTGCCAGCCGAATTGCATTTTCGGAAGTTCTGGCAAAAAACGGCGCGTTGGCTGGGTCTATCTTTCCCCGGGCCCGAATTTCCTTCACCATTTCCTTGCGGATGGTCTCCGCAGCCTCGCTGATTGCCAGCCGATCAAAAGCCGGGCATATCGCCGACTGAGACAGCATCGAAGCCCCCGGCCGATTGTAGATGGCCTTGAGGCCATTTGAAATCGATGTTGGGATCTGGCTGGAATCCGACCGCGGCGTTACCTCTTCCGGCATCCGCTTGGTTTCGATCAAAAGGAACCTGTTCAAAACGCCGTTTGTGACATCGCCACCCTCGAGGCTCGCGTAAAACTCTTCCGCGGTGACGGCGCCATAGATCGACATCGCCGGCGAGAAAATTGCCTCTGAAGCTCGGCCTGCCCATTCGGGTGTGGCCATTGCCTTAAAAGAACATCCCCAAGCCGTGCGCATCATGCCTGAAATGGCACCCTCAAAGCCGCTGGCGCGCTTGCTGTTGATGCGTTTCAGAAAGGACCCAAATTCGTCCATCGCACAAACCGAAAGCGGGGCGCGCACCAAAAAGTTAATGACGGCCGGCATTGAAATAAACTGGCTGGGCCCGATGTGCTGACGCATGTCAGCAGAGGCCAAAATCGGAGCAATCAGGGTCAGAGGATGGTCTTTTCCTGATCCGGACGGTGCCAAGGTGATGACGTAAAGGTGGGTTCCTGACTTTGTGGGGCCTGAGAGGTGTCTGCCAGCCGCCGTCCCGACCAGTGTAAGCGCGGCGCCGATCGAAAGCGCCGGCTGTGGGTACATGGCACAATCCGTTATCCAATCGGCTATTTCTCCGACCAAACCCGGCACGCGCGTCATGGCATCCGGCAACTCGCCGTCGATGGAAGCGGTTGAAAAAGCCTGGACTTCGCTGATCTCACCCGTCTCAGGGTCAAAGCGCTCGTCTTGGCCCAAAAGGATCTCGACCGTCGGCCCCGGGTTGTCATCCGGTCCGCGGGGTGAGCGCATACCGTCCCTGATTGCTCGAGCAATCGTGCCACGAGGCCCCAGCGCCTTGTCGTTTGCCGGAATGCCCCACGACAGCGCGGAATTAGCCAGCGTGTCGTACGCCTCTCGCTGGCCGATACAGCCTCCTCCGACAAGCTGACCGACCCGGAACGCAATCTGGTTGGCCTGGATGTTTCGGTCGCCCGAGGGGGCCGCCTGCAGGTCGGAGGAAAGCTCCTCTAATGCCGTTTGGCCATAGGCGGAAAGGCGCGCGTCGGAAATTGGTTCCGATCGAACGGTGATGGAGATCGGCTGAAGCGGCGGCCCTCGGCCGGCCAGCAGTTCGCGGAGCCAGTCGGGAGGTTCCGGCGCGTCAAAAAGAGAACCGTGTGCCTGGTAGTTGCCGGAACCGTCGGTAAAGAAGGCGCCGGGACCAATGACAAAGCCGCCGGATCCGCGCACGTCGACGTCGGCCTCTTTTTTCGGCGGCAATTGCCCGCGGCCGTTGCCATGCGGCGGATCAAAGCTGTTTTTGTAAAAATGATGGCGGCCGCCGGACGGGGTGTCGGTTTGCGGAACGTCGTCAAGCGCGTCGTCGTGCTTGGCGGCATGCCGCTGAAGCCATGCAAGGCCATCGTTCAGTTTGCGATCGCAGTCGATGACAAGCAGGCCGGATTTGGCCAAATCAATCCCGGGGGCCGCGTCTGGATGCTGCATCCAAAGCTGCCTTATCTTGACATCCTCCCGCGTCGAGACAGACCGCCAGTAGACGCCTTTGCAGGGCTGTTTCTTGTTTGAGCCGGAAGACTGGCACGGAAAAACGAACGCGCCAGCTTGGGCGAGCGCCAATGCTGCATCAAGATTTGTCCCTGCTCCCACCTTGGCATCCATCAGAACGGCGCGCCGCCCGCTTCCAGATCTTTGCGCATTGTGTCGGCGAACTGTTTGACGACGAAGGAAATGAAGGCAGGCAGTTCGGCGGCCTGGATGGTTAGAGCCTCGGCCCCCGAGCATTCCTCGGCCACCTTCAGGCAAGCGCGCTGTTCAACGGCGTCTAGATTTCGGTTTTGCATTTGCAGGGCTATCCTTGCGAGATCGGGGCCGCAGTCGGAGCAGTACCAGGCGAGCTTTGGAGGGCGGCCGACGGCCAGCCCATCGGTTCGGCGCGCGCAGCAGATGCAGGAATCGGGGTTGTTCAGGCGGGTCATTGGACGCTGACCTTTGTTGCCATAAAAATATTGATGCCAGCCGCCTTGGCCTGTTCGACCATGTTGGCCGTGCCCTTGCCGCCTTCGAATGCGACAACGAGATCAGGCTTTCCCTCGTCGAGCATTTGCTTATTTCGCCGCGGCCCTGCGGATTTGCCGTAGCGATCCCAGTCTGCGGGAAACGTCTGCACAGGGATCCCCATCCACTTTGCAAACTCGCTGGCCATGAAATCAGCGCCCGGCGCGCCGCCTTGGATTAGAAGGGTTATTGGACCGTTATTTTTGTGAATGCCGCCGAGCCATGAGCCCAGCGTCATCGCGTCATTAAAATTTCTTCCACCGCAAACGAGCACCTTCATTCCGCCGCCTCCCCAATTGCCTCAACTGGCTCGAACCTGCGCCCAACCACTGAAAAGAATTTACCGTCTGGCCGGACTTGAATTGCTTCAACCGCGCGGCACTCTCTTTGCCTGTCCAATGCTTCCAAAGCGGTCCTAGGTATCGGCTGGCCAGCAGACGCAAGCCAGAACCGTTCAGCTTTTTGTCTGAAGAGGCCAACTGCTGCGAAGCCAAGCCACTCCTTATGCGTGGTAAAGCCGCATTGGTATTCGACGCGCAAAGAGTCCGCGCTGCCGTCCTTTTTGTGGATGTAGAACCGGACAGCATCGACTGCGACCCAAGACGGAGCGCCCTTGCTGACGATCGCGCTAACCGCGTCTGCCGTCGCCTCGTGCTTAGGTGGTTCCTCTCGCATCGGCCATTCGTGCGCGCAGGTGGGGCAGGTGCGGGCTGCTAGAGCAACCAAAGTCGCGCAGACCGGGCATTCTTTGGCGAGGATGCGCTCTTCGGGATCGCCTTTTAGTTTACTTGCACCGTTCGCAGTAACGGTATCGATCGGCCCATGTTTTTTTACCAGTCCTGCAAAATCCAGAACCAAACAGTTTTGCTTGCCCGGCGCGTTGCGCAGTCCCCTGCCAACTTGCTGCACGAACAGGCCGGCGCTGTTGGTTGGTCTTAGCAGCGCGATCATGTCGACGGCCGGCACGTTGAACCCGGTCCCCAAAACGCCAACACTTGTCAGGCAGCGAATGTGGCCGGCCCGAAACTGATTAACGATCCGGTCGCGCTCGCCCTTCGGCGTCTCGCCGGTTACCACTTCGCAAGTGAAGCCAGCCGCCCTCACCGCCTCGCAGACGTTCCCGGCGTGCTTGACACCAGCGCAGAATGCCAGCCAGCTTTTGCGCTCGGCGCCGAACTGCGCCATTTCCTGCACAGCAGCCCTAGTTATCCAATCCTTGTCGACCGCAACTTCTAGCAATCCAGCAACATACTCGCCCCCGCGCTTTGGCACTTGCGACACGTCAAGCTGTTGCGCCGTCGCCTTTGATATTAACGGGCATAGATAGCCCTGTTCGATCAAGTCAGCGACATTAGCCTCGTAAACAACATCGTCGAAAATCTTTCCTTGACCGCGATCCAACCGGCCGCTGTCCATTCTGAAAGGAGTCGCAGTTAGGCCGGCTACGCGGAGGTCGGACGATTCTTCTTTCAATTTGGCAATGAACTTGCCGTAGGTCGTCTGCGCGTTGGCGGGGATAAGGTGGGCCTCGTCAACCAGCAAAAGGTCAAAGCCGCCGAGTAAATCGACCTTGTTCCAAACGGATTGGATACCGCAGAACAGGATTTGCGCGCGGGTATCGCGGCGGCCGATGCCGGCAGAATAGATGCCGGCAGGTGCTTGCGGCCAAAGGCGCAACAGTTCCTGGTAGTTCTGTTGGATCAACTCGCGGACGTGCGTAACAATGCCGATGCGCAGCGTGGGATAGTCGCGGAGGAGTTCTTGGCTGAGTGCGGCCAGCACCAAGCTTTTGCCAGCGCCGGTCGGAAGCACCAAAAGGCCGTTGCCTTTGCCTGCTTGCCAGTAGGCAAATAGGGCGTCGATGGCTTCGCGCTGGTAGGGGCGCAGGGAGAGGGTCATTCCGCAGCCTCAGTAAATTTGTCGGTCTGGTTGCCCCAGACATCCCAGCCAGTGCGGGGAGCGCGGGCGAACAGTTCGAGATATGGGCCATTGACCAATCGCTCTATGCGAGCGTGAATATCATCAGGCTTGCGGCTGTGCTCGCGGCGCGGCGCAATGATGCCTTGGCGCACGCCCGCATCGAGGCGCTTGGGCTTGCCCCGCGTGGCCAGCAAACACGGTTCGGTATTGGCGCGCGTCCAGTAGCCCATGCCCATGTCCGGCGTGGTGTCGTCCGCGAACAGGCAATAGGGATCGGCCTTCATCCATGAGAACGCACAGGTCTTGTAGGTGAATCCCCACGCGCTCACGAGCCACAGCGCCGATTTGAGGTGCGGCCACGTCGCCCAGCAGAATAGCACGCAATCCTTGGCAGCGAGATCGATCACCGGAAGGCGCACCATCTGCTTGACGTCCATTGTTCCGTAATGCTGCTGCGCTGATCTGCCATCGCCAGCCTTCGACCACGCATCGAACTGCCAGGGCGGATCGACTAGGATGGCGCCGTAATGCCCACGCGGCAGATTGGCGAACGGATCACTCACTTCCCCACCCCCAGCCCATCCACCCAAATCTCCCCACTCGCCAGCCGGTTCTCGGCTCGATCAAAAGTCCCGCGATGCCTAGTTTCTCTGGTGGGACCACCAACGTGCTTCCACGCTAAGCCCCGAACTATCTCGCTGATTTGAGTATCAGGAACACCAAATTCGCGTGCTAGCATGCAGTTATTGAAGCCGCGCGATGCCTTTTCGCGGATCTCAATTATTTGGCTTTCATTTAGGCGTGCGGTATTAATGTGCGCGCCGCGGACTGAGCGTCCGTTCTTAACGGAATCCGCGCCATTATCCTTACGTGTTCCCCAATAAAGATTTCCAGGATCATTGTTGGATTTCACGTCGTCAGAGTGACAAACCATGTGATCCGAACTTGGAGCGGGGCCGCGCCAAGCTTCGCAGATAAGTTGATGAACAAAGCGTTTTGTTCGAGTGCCCGCCTCAAACAGCGTAACGCGATGGTGCCCGTCCTTATTGATATCGTGAGCCAAGATTTTGCCAGCAACACTCCATTTTTGTAAGCCTGCACTTGTGCGCTGGACCCGGCCTAAACTCGAAACGGAGTAAGATGGAAAACCAATGCAAGCGCGCCATTCCTCAGCCTGCATTTTTTCCTCCATCAACCCAAATTGAGCCATCCAGCATCCGGTAGGTAACGGCGCGCTTAGCTTCGTCAGCGTCTATTTGCTCAACGGCCGGCACCAGTGACGGAAGGTAAAGATGCGACGGGCAGCCCTTCTGCTGTTCGTCGTAGCTCCTTTGCAGCCCACTCACCGAACACCAGACCTCGGCGCCGTCTCGCAACTCCGCACTAAGACAGGTCCGGCAGTTCTTGCGGGCAAACGCACCTTCATGACAAAGCGCCAACGCCGGACACCAGCCGCAAGCAAAGGCCGACTTTGCAGCGGGATTTTCGTGCAGTTTCTCCGGCGCGCGATCGGAGCGGACGATTCGCTGAATTTTAGCCTCCAACGCGAGACAGAAAGCTGCATCGTATTCCAGCCGTTCGGCGTAGCGCTCATCTGTGTTTTTATTCACAGCGAGGTAGAGGCACCTAGAGAGCCCGCGTGCGTGCATATAATTCTGACATTGTGCGAAGTGGTCAGGCTTGCTTTTGCGCAAACCCTCGCCTTTCGGCGGCGCGTGCTTGATTAGTTCTTTGAATGACTTTTCCGAGTGCGACTTGCACTCAACGACGTGCAGCGTCTTTGTAGCCTCGGGAACGCCCAGCGCCTGCCCGTCCATCTTGCCGCGCAGCCAGCCATCGGCCAGTTCGACGCGAAACTGCTTGCCCGTAGCCGGGTCGACGCGCTGCACCTCGCAGCCCGCTCTTTCGAGATCCGAAAGCAGCCGATCTTCCCAATAAAATCCGGTGTCAAACCGCGATTGCTTGATGCCGTCGATTTGCTCGGGCGGATTGGCCCAGCGGAGCACATACCAGATGGCGCGGTCACAATCGTTGGTCGATTGCCCCATGGGAACGCCGCGACTGTCGCCAAAACCTTTGGCCTTGGCCGCGATGGCATCATAGATCGCGGTGACCGTGTGACTAACTGGCTGCGGCAATTCGGGCATGATAATGCTGCCTTCGTCCAACGGACGGATTGACGTTCTGAGGATGGAAGGGCGGCTGGCCCGGTGTGGAAACTAAGCCAGCCGCCCGGCT